TACAATTTCTGCTGTTCTACGAACATTCCCTGCTACTACACATTTTCCTATAAGGTTCATAATATCAACAATAGCTGTTATAGAAATAGGTGAACCGATATTTTCATCTAATACCTGTCGTACTGTCTCATGTACTTCTTTTAGAGGTTCATGGCCACTGGATACTCCACCGAAACCTTTAATTGGTTTTCCTTCGGGTCGTATCTTTGTGTAATCAAATTCAACTATTGAAGTACCGTGAAAGTATGACTCTAACAATAATCTGACAGATTCTACCCACCCCTCTCTTGTATCTGGAATGTCATATACTTCAGTTGTTCTATCTATGTTAGGACCTTTAATCAAAACCTCACCAGCACCCTTTACATCAAAACCAACTCCAACTCCTAACATAGAAGCATCCATTAGAAAACAGAATGGTTTTGAATAATCATCCTTAATAGTAGAAGTTGATACAAATGCACAATTATTAAGTGCAGCATACAATCCCTTTTCTTCTGTAATGGGAGTTCCCATAGCCCAAAGACCTCTACCAGGTGGTAAAAATTTCATATAAAAAATACGATCATACATTTCCTGTGCTGACCGCTGTGCTTGCCAGGGATTCCAACCAAGTTGGTATTGATTAATCCAACTCATTTGCATGGTATATGTTCCCTCTACAACTCTACGAACAGTTTCCCACCAATGTTCGTTTTTTCCATTTTCCTTAATACGAGAATATGTTCTCATATAAACTAATTCACCCAAACCGTTAAAACCAAATGGTGGTTTTTTTCTTTTATACTTATTAATAAAATTTTCTGACAAATGAAACTTATCCATAAATAACAAATCTCCTTAAATTATAATCGTTTGCTTTTCTGTGTCATTAGTAAATATAATATATACTACAATCTATCATTCAAATCCCTCTACATTTTTATTCATATCATTATATTTGTTTGCTAATTGTTTTCTTAAATATTCTTCAGAGTTATTCATCTTAGATTGTGTCTCTTTACCATATACAGACTGATTATCATACACGTCAAGTATTCCTGTATTCGTGTTCATAGTTGTTGGGTAAGTAACTCCATCCAAACCAAACCTATTTTTAATAATATGAAGTCGTGCTGTATTCGCTATTTTATCTTCCACTTTTCTTGACAATGAAACTACAAAATCCGCTATCATAACCTTTGCATATGACTCCGAAACTTTTGTCGCGTCAATTATATCTTCTTCTAATGAACTTCTATTTGCTTGTGAAGCTGTCCATATTGGAACTTCTACTTCACCCGCAAGTCCTCTTAAATCTTCATATACATTTTCTAATACAAATCTTCTCTCATTACCTACACCTCTTAATATATCAGCGTAGTCTACAATAACCAAATCTGGAATTATACCTTGAATTTCCACTTGTTTCAAATGAGCTTCTATTCCTTGAACACCTACAGACTTAGTTGGAAAATATTTAATTAACAAACTACCTTTAAGTTTTTTAATTTTCTTTTCAACTTCTTCTTTATAGAATTTTATATTTGTTGTCGGTACACCACTAAAAATTGTATCATATCTAAGACCTACATAACTTTGGTTTAATTCTAATGTATAATGTATTACTGTTAACCCCTGTTTTACTCCACTTGCTCCTATGGATTGTAAACACCAAGTTTTACCTACACCTGCTGGAGCTACAATAACTCCAAGTTCTCCCTTACCCAAACCACCATCCATTACTTCATTAATAATGTCCCACGAAGTTTTAATAGTATCTCTTGTTGACTTAGTTAATCTTTCTTCCATACTGATTAAATAATCGTGTCCAATATCTTTTGTAGTACCAGCTTTCAAAGCTTTATCTATAATTACTTTAATTTCATCGTATTCTTTATTTTGTAACAGGTCTACTGACTTTACTATGGCTTCTTTTAATGTCTGATTCTTACAAAAAGTCAAGACTTCTTTCTTTACAAAATCCAAATCCGCTGCTTCTCTATAATTCCAAGCGTCCTTTAATTTTTCTACAACTGATGTTTTTAATATATCGTTTTCTACTTCTCCAACTTTTATTTTTAACACCTCAAGAGTCGGTGGTGTTTTATACTCTAAAAAATAATCTTTTATTGTTTTAACCAACCACTTATTTGCATCCGAATCAAAAATACTTGGTTCTATAATATCAGATATAGTTTGTATAAATTCTTTACTATTCAATAAAGACATTATAATCTTTGATTGAAATGAAGAACCAAACTTTGTTAATGTATCAGTCATTTATCTGTTCGCTCTCCGTACAATTTCTTAACCCTTTCATTTTCCCTTAATTGATAATTCCTTTTTCTATATCTATCTCTAGCTTCTTTCTTCAATCGTTCTCTGTTTCTATAATAATATTCCAACTGCCAACGACGTTGTGCTTCTTTTCTCTCTTCCTCTGTAAAATATATTCGTTTTCTACCCATTAGACTTCTCTGCCATTCTATTCAACCTATTAAAAGTAGTCATCAACCAACTATTTAAGTTTGGTAACCCAGAGTATAACTTATCTTCCATAAACATTTTTTGAAACTTAAACTTTATCATTCTTTTTATAGGCCCGTTTACTTGTCTAACAATTTTTGTTTTTGTTGAAGCTGATATGTTAACATTATGTAATTGCATCAATTTCTCATTCAATAACACTTGTTCCCTATTATTATATACATTTTTATAAAGTTTAAATTCATCTTTTTTTTGCTCTGCTAATACTATTAGGTCTTTTACACTCGAATTTTCACTCTCCATTACAGAATTAAAATACTTCTGTATTGTTTTAATACCAGCTCCCTTTATTCCTGGTATATTATCTGATTTATCACCATCCAACACCCTATATAATAGAAAATTATTTGGTGCTATCTCATAATCTTTTATGACGCCGTCGGGGTTATATAACTTTTTCCTAACAGGATTCCACACAGAAATTCTCTCATCAACTAACTGTAAGAAATCTTTGTCTGTAGACATTATAGTAATCTTACTTTCTGTTAAAACCTGTTTTGTTATATAAGCTATAACATCATCGGCTTCTATGTTTTCAGTACTGAATATCGTGAGTGGAAGTAAACTTAAATATTCTACACACCTTTTAAGCTGTAGAATCATATTGTGTCGTTCATCTTCTTGTGAAGAAACCTGTTCGACACGGTTTACTCTATACGATGTACGCTTTCTTTTCTTGTACTCGGGAAATAGTTTTCGGCGGCGGTGAGACCCACCCTTACCATCAAATACGATGATACATCGAGTGGGTCTTAACGTTTTTATGGAGTAACCAACTGACTTTAGAAAACCAACTATTCCACCAACGTGAATACCATCATCGTTAGTAGTTGGTAAAACACTAAATACTCTTATAAAAGTATTCAGGCCATCTATTATCAGTACTTTATCATTAGGTTCGCCGTTATCTACCTGCCCGCCTTTTCTTTTTATCTCATCAAGTATAGAAATGTATCTACCATTGGACATCAATCATCTTCTACTTCGTCAACTGTAACCGTTACATCATCTATTCCAAAGCTTTGGTCGTATTTCAGAATAAGAGCTTCACATATCTTATCATAGATGTGATTCTTGAAATCCTTATCTGATAATTTTTCTGACCAACTCTTAGATTGGAATTTCATTTCTTTTCCATTATGGTCATTCATAGTATACCAAGCACCTCTATTTTTAACTAACTTATGGTCTTTTAATACTCGTAACCAACTACCAGGGTCATCAATACCCGTTTCAAAATACAAATCAAAATCGGCATGTCTCATCGGAGGCCCTAATCTATTTTTGATTACTTGGGCTCTGATTTTCATACCTATAGTATTCTTTTTAGTATCTTTGATTTGACCAAGATTCTTTAACCTGATTCTAGTTGAAGCGTGGAATGGTAAAGCTTTACCACCACTTGTAGTCCAAGGGTCACCAAACATCACACCAAGTTTTTGTCTTAACTGATTTGTAAAGACAAGAGCTATCTTCTCTCTACCAATCATCTGTGTGATTTTCCTCATAGCTTTTGATATAATGATTGCTTTGGCTGTTGCCCAACCATCTTTATCAAAATCAGCTTCTAACTCTACTTTAGTTGTAGCCGCAGCTAATGAATCTACAAGAATAGTTACTAATCTATCCTTATCCGACTCACGTACTTTAGCTACTATCTCTTCTATAGCTGAAAAAACATCCTCTACTGTCTCCAAATGAAGATAAAGCATGTTGTTTACATCAATACCAATGGCAGCTAAAAACTCAGTACTTACTGAAGTTTCAGTATCTATATACACTGCTACTCCACCACGTCGTTGTGTCTCAGCTAAGATATGAGCTCCAAGTAGAGATTTACCACTTGATTCTAAGCCATTAATTTCGGTGATTCTACCCACAGCTATTCCACCATGTGATTTATTTGAAATAGCTAAGTCCAACATTGTTGAACCTGTAGACACGAACTCCTTTATATCGGTAGGTGTTATATCC